ATCTTCAATTGAAAGTGTTCTTAGTGCAATTGGTAAGAAAACAGAATCAATTGATAGAATGGCATCGTTGGCAGGTATACGTTCGGTTGAAAGCAGACGCTTATCAGGTGTTGCTTTAACATCAGAGTTTCAAACACTTAATTCTAAATTAAGTTCATTTGCAATGAACATGGAACACGCTGAAGAACAGATTTGGAGATTATGGGCATTGTATCAAGGCAAGGTATGGGATGGAGAAGTTGAATATCCAAGAAGTTTCTCAATCCAAGACAAAGCAAATGATATTGCTATGCTTAAAATGGCCAAAGAAGCAAACATTGGTGATGCTAGAATTAATCAAGAAATTGATAAAAGAATTTACGAAACAATTACAGAAGAATACATAGAAGACATAGAAACATCTTTGGGCGAGGGTGAAGAGATGGAAGAAGAGATGGAAACCGTTGAGCAAGAACGTGCAGAACATCCACCGGTAACTTCGCTTGAAGGTTTGATTCAACATTTACGTTCAATGGTTGCTGAAGGTTACACTGATGAACAAATTAAAGAATTGCATCCGGAGTTAGCACAACTATTCAATAGGAGTGTTTAATGGGCAAGTATATCCCAGAGAGGGATTGGATAAGTGAAACGCCTACCGAGAAAGAAATAAGGCGTGTTCTAACAGAGTATAACGAAAATATACACATATACGAAACCAAAGGTTTTAAAACTGCTGGTGTTCGTTCGAGAAACAATTTGTTAGAATTGTATCCTTTGCTTAAAAAACGCAGACGCGAAATACTTGAAGGATACAAAAATAAAGAACCACTGGAAGAACATCCAAGTTGGGAGGGGGTAGAAGATGCCACTTAAAAAAGAAGTTAATGTCGAGGTAATGTTATGGCAGTAACAACAACAACTTCAATAGGAAGTTTGATAGGAAAAAGAATGCGTAAAAAAACAAAATCAAGTAGAGGGGGTCGTAAAAAACCGTCTCGTGGCGGCAGAAAAAAGCGATAAATAAGCCACTAATACTAAATAAAAACATACTACTAAATGAGGGTAGGTGGTAGAACTCAACCAATTAGAAAGAGGTGATATATGAACGCGGAAAACACAGCGGTAAACGAAACTGAGACAACTGCGTCTCAACCGGAAGGTAAAGAGCAGGTAGCAACACAGGAAACTGTTAGGGAAACAACACTTTCACAAGACGATGTAAATCGCATTGTTGCGGAGAGAGTGGCAAGAGAAAAGGCAAAGTTTGAAAAGAAATATTCAGGCGTTGACTTGGATCTTTATAATCAAATGGTAGAAGAAAAAGAAGCACTACGCCAAGAAGAATTAAAAAAGCGTGGTGAGTTTGAAGAATTGTTGAAATCGCAGGCGGAGAAATTCAACGGCAAAATTCAACAGTATCAATCAGAACTTACTTCTATTAAGGTTGACGGTGCATTGTTAAATGAAGCAAGTGCCAACAGAGCGGTTAATCCACAACAAGTGGTTCAATTGCTTAAAGGCAGTGTAAGACTTAATGAAGCAGGCACAGTTGATGTAATTGATGCAAACGGACAAGTTAGATATGATGATAATGGTAATCCATTGCAAGTGTCTAAGTTGGTAAATGAATTCCTTACAGCAAACCCGCACTTTGTAAGTGCAGGACCAAATGGTTCTGGAACTGGTCAAGGCGTAGGCAAGCAAAGTCCTGTGGTAGACAACGATGTTACAAAACTTAATATGGAGAATCCCGAACATCGTAAGCGTTATGCAGAAATAATGCGAGCAAAGGGAGTCCGTATATAATTGCTATCTAATAAGGAGATATAAACATGGCAAATACAACAAGCACTCTTACACAAGAGTTATATGCGAATATCGTCCAATCGGCACTTTACACATTATCTGAAAATACTGTGATTCGTCCGTTGGTTCGTAATTACGACATGACTGGAACTCCTGGCTTAACAGCACAGGTTCCAATTTACCCAGCACTAGCGGCTGGTGATTTAGTTGAAGGAACAGATCTTTCCTCTCCAACGAGTTTTGATACTACTTCAGCAACTATTACTGCTTTAGAAAAAGGCGTATTAGTAACACTAACTGACTTATCAAAAGAATCTGCATCAGAAGATGTTGCGGCGGCTATTGGTAGACAGATTGGTGATGCTATGGCTGTTAAAGTTGACACAGACCTAGCGGCACTTTTCTCTGGATTTTCAAATTCAGTAGGATCAGGTGCGGCTGAGTTAACTGTAGACGACTTCTTTAAAGCGGCGGCTATCCTAAGAAACAACAAGGCTCCTGGGCCATACGTTTCTGTGGTTCACCCATACCAAGCATACCAAATCAAGAAACAATTAACTAATGCTGGTGCTACAATGTCTCACAACTTGTCAGACGTTGGTAACGTTGCATTAAGAGATGGTTTCGTAGGTAGACTTGCGGGTATTGACATTTTTGAATCAACTGTTATCGGTGGTGACTCTGCTGGTGCATATGTTGGTGCAGTAATGGCTCAAGACGCATTAGGATACATGGTTAAAAGAGCAATGAGAATTGAAGAGCAAAGAGATGCTTCTTTACGTGCTACTGAAATCGTGGGTTCTATGGCTTACGGAGTTAAAGAGATTTTTGACGTTTATGGCGTTAAAATGATCGGCGACGCACAACTTTAATTCTAAGTAATTAGAATACTGAAAAGGGCCTCCGGGCCCTTTTCTTTTGATTATAGCCTCAATATCGCAGGTATTATCTAAAATCCACTAAATAAAAATGTTAACAAAATTGGTTTGGGAAGGACCCAGAGCATAATATAAAGGACAGTATCCTATGGCAACACTTGCTACAATTAATGACATACAAGACTACGAACCGGATATTCTATCATTTGGTATTCCAGATTTTGCAGAAGAAATAAGCAAAGCACAGAACGATGTGTTTAGAGATCTACGCATTCGTTGGTGGCCTACATATGTTATTGGTATATACGATATTAGAAAATTAAACACTGGTCAATCAGAACCAGATGAAGATCTATACACAGCAAGTCAACTAACCAGAGCCTGCGTTTATAATGCACTTGGGTTTCACATTTATCCGAAACTATCAAAATTCGATGTTGAACAAGATATCTTTGAAAGAAAGATGGAGTTTTACAGAAAAGAATACGAAAGAGAACTGGATCTAATTATTAGAGACGGTTTAGAATATGATGCGGACAGTAGTGGAATAGTTGACGATTCAGAAAAATCTACGACAAACTACCTCCGCCTTAAAAGGTAGAGGATTATGTCAAACAGAGAAGATATTGCTTCCAACATTATAGAAGTTTTAGGGGATATGGAAAACCCTAAGGTTAGATTTGTCACACGTGAACCTTTCGATGTTGATAAATTAGCCTTAACACAATTTCCAGCACTTCTAGTAACCACTGGCAATGAAACCCGTGAAGAAAACACAATGGGTGGTAATCGTCGCGGAGTATTAGAGGTAAACATACGAGGTTTTGTGCGATCCGATGGACGCCAAGGATTCGTTCAAAGTGTTGATCAAAAACGTAATGAATTGATTGAACGCATTGAAGAAGCACTTAACACAAACAGGGATAGAGAACTAAATGCAACAAGAGCCGCAACCACACACGTTACAACAATTGAGGTTGTGGACAGAACACCACCATTGGGTGAGTTTAATATGATTGCAGAAGTTCAATATTCATTTACAAAAGGAGCAGTTTAATGGCTGATGTAAAATATATAAAAATGTGGAAAGACGGATCCTTTGAATTAGTAGAAGAGGATCGAGTAGAAAGATTTCTTGCAACTGGTTGGAGTAAAGACCAAGCAGTGGCAGAAAAAAAGTCACCGGCAAAAAGTAAGAAAAACAAAATTACTGCCAACGCCCAAGTGACTTCAATTAAAGAAGAAGAAGTAGAAGAAGAATGGGATCCAACAAGTGGTGAGGACTGGGCAGATTCAATCGAATCAGTATCAGCACCTGAAGGTGAAAATAATTCAGAAACAGAATCTAAAAACACTAACGAGGAGAACTAAAAATGGCAACATATACAGGTGAGTTGGGAAAAGTTGAATTGACATCAGATGATTCAGCAGGCCTAGTTACTATTGCTGAAGTTCGTTCCTGGACAGTTGAACACACAAAAGATGTGATTGAAGATACGGTCATGGGCGATGCGGCAAGAACTTACAAATCAGGTTTACATTCATTTACAGGATCAATGGAAGTAGTATACGATGATGGTCACACAGCATCGTCAAACGCTTTCAATCCAGCACAAGATGGTGCATTGAGTGTAGAATTTTGGCCTTCAACATCAGGTGGTGAAAAATTTACAGGATCAGTAATTGTTACTTCAGTATCAAGAACTGCATCATATGATGATCTAGTAACTGCAACGGTAAACTTCCAGGGAACTGGGGCTTTATCAACAACAAGCACATAATAGGATATATTATGTTAAAAATTAGTGTCCGAGGCACTAAACGTGTTGGTCGCTATCTTGAAAGAGAAAAAGATAGTTTGATTGACAGAGTGGCAAAAGATGTTTTAACGGTTGCACGTGGTAACACACCAATCGATAAGGGACAAGCAAGACGTGGTTGGCACCTCGAAAGTTCTTACAAACGTAAGAATGTGGTCAACCGCGTGTCTCACATTGTTCCATTAGAAAACGGTCGCTCAACACAATCACCTCAAGGTATTTTGAGACCTACCTTAAGGGAGATATCAAAGAGGAGATATAAATGAGTAGTGTATTAAAAAACGCACAAGAACATTTCAAAAGCAAGATTTCAGGAGAGTTAAGAAAAATGACTGTTCCTGAATGGAAGACGGACATCTATTTCAGAGGTTCATATTCATTTGCGGCTGAAAGTAAAATAATTGAACTGCAACAACAAGGTAAGACTGTAGAAGCATTAGTTGAATCTGTAATTACTAAATCACTAGATCCAGATGGTAAACCAATGTTTTCAAAATTTGATCGTAATACTTTGTTAAATGAAGTTGATCCTGCTGTTCTAATTAGAGTAGCAACTGAATTAAACAGTGCTACATCGGATTATGAGGCTGTAGGAAAAAACTAAAAGAGGACGTTGAACTTCAACTGTTGATGCGAATTGCAGAAACGCTTGGCAAATCAGTTGAAGAGGTGATGCAGTTCAGCGTCCTAGAAATAAATCTGTGGTATGAATGGTTCATATTACAACAGGAGAAGAGCAGGGAGTCGATGAAAGATGGCGGTAAATCAAACATTAGAAGTCCGCGTAGTAGATAAAACAGCCAGGGCGTTAAGCAATATATCTAAACGCTTAACAAACCTTAACAAAGGTCTATTGGGTGTTAATAAGGTAGCAGGTTTGGCCGCTACTGCATTAGCAACCATTGGCGGCGGAATTACCCTACAACGAATTGTAAGAGTCAGTGCTGAATTTCAAGATTTGAGAACAACCTTAACCAGTGTTACAGGTAGTGCTCAAAATGGTGCTAAGGCATTTGATTTCTTAACAGACTTTGCGACAAGAACACAATTCTCTACACAGGACCTAACCACAGCATTTATTAAATTAAAAACTGCTGGTATTGAACCCACTGAAAAATTATTAACAACCTTTACTGATGCGGCGGCGGTTACAACAGATCAAATAGGAACGCTTCAAGCGATCACTGATTTGTTTGCTAGAACAACCGCAGGTGGTTTAGGACTTGAAGAAATAAACAGGCTTACTGATAGAGGTTTACCTGCATTAGATATCCTACAAGAAAAATTAAAATTAAACAGACTTGAATTATCAGAGTTTGGTAAGACTGCCGAAGGTGCTAAAATAATCACAACAGCATTGGCTGAAGGTATTCAAGAACGTTTTGGTGGTGCAACAGCGGCAAGACTTAATAATCTAAGTGTTCAATTTTCAAACTTATCTATTGCTATTGACAATGCGGCAGACAAAGTTGGACGGGGAGGATTGAATGCGGCACTTGGTGATTTAACGAAACGCATCACAGACACAATTACAGGAAGCGATCAACTAGCAGGTGAAATAGGACAAAAACTTGCCAAGGCAACAATTATATTTGGTGATGCCTTAATGTTTGCTATTAAGAATATGGATATTCTTGCATTAGCGGCATTAGGATTTATTGGATTAAAAATAACACTTGCGGTATTGAGTATTGCAACAGCATTTGGTGGTTACCTATTCAAGGGTATTGGTCTTGCTATTACGGCATTCAAAGCCTTAAGGGCAAGTGCCATAGCAACCAAATTAACACTTTCAACACTGCTAGGACCTATTAGTTTAATTGCATTTGGTATTGCAGAACTTGCCATAAACAGCGATTTTCTTAAAAAGAAATTTGGTGCAACAGAAGATGCTGTTGATGGTGTTAATGATAGTTTAGGTGACAATAAGAGTTTTCTTGAAAAAGCCGCTGAGGCAATGAAAGAATATACTGGTTATGATCTTCCAGGATATCTTAAAGGTGTTAGTGATAGACAAAAAGAACTTGAAAAAAATCAAAATGATCTAAATGCGGCAACTGATAAATTTAATGAACTTAAGAAAACAGGTTCTATTATTGATCAGGATGAAGTTGAAAGATTAAAAGCAAAACCAAAATCATTTGCTGAAATACTTACAGCACAACAAAAAGTTTTTAATGATGCTAAGGTGGCTCTTGAAACAGATTATGTAAAAAATGCACTTTTAAAAGCAGAAATAGATTTAAACCGTAAGTTAAGTGATTTAGAAAAAACAACATTAACAAATTTAATCAAAGAAACACAAGAAAAACAAAAACAAGTAGAACTTACAAAAAAGGTTGAAGAAGCGGCTGTATCACTGTTTAATAAAACAGAAGCATTTAGACAGAAAGAATTACAAATACTTGAAGCAGGTAAAAATCGTGCTATTGAAATTGAAAAAGAAAAATTTGATGCTAATCTTATAAGTCTTGAAGAATACAATCAACGTGCATTAGATATTACTGAAACATACAAAAAAGAGTTACAAGATTTAGAAAAAGAAAATCAAGTTAAATTAGATCAGATTGCTATGGATGGTCTAATGCGTAGATTAAAAAATGAAAAGAATTTTGTCTATAACGCTGAAGATTCTAAATTACTTAAACGCAAAGTAAGTGAAGAAAAAGCAGATAAGTTAGCAAATGATCAACTTGAAAATCTAAAAAAATACGAAGAAAACAAAACTGGTTTTGTAATTAGTTCTCTGTCAAAAAGCATGGCGGCAATAGGACAACACAACAAGAAAGCATTTGAAGCGGCTAAGGCACTTGCTATTGCAGAAGCAGTTATGAACACATACGCAATGGCTGTTGCGGCATTTAAATCACTTGCTGTTATTCCTGTTATTGGTCCGGCATTAGGTGCGGCGGCGGCCGCGGCGGCAGTGGCAACTGGTATGGCCCAGGTTAGTGCTATTAAGAGCCAACAATACACAGGGCCAAGAGAAAAAG